AATGGCAGTAAGATATTGGCATCTTCTACATCTGCGAGTGCTGTCCGAGGCATGTCGTTCAATATCCTCTTTCTCGACGAATTCGCATTCGTCCCTAATCACGTCGCTGATTCCTTCTTTGCATCTGTTTATCCTACTATTACTTCTGGCAAAAGCACAAAAGTAATTATTGTATCCACACCACGTGGTATGAATCACTTCTACCGTATGTGGCATGATGCTGAAAGAAATAAAAACGAATATATTCCTACAGAGGTTCACTGGTCAGAAGTTCCTGGTAGAGATGTAGTTTGGAAAGAACAAACGATTTCAAACACATCAGAAGAACAATTCCGAGTCGAGTTTGAATGTGAATTCCTTGGTTCTGTTAATACATTAATAAATCCATCAAAACTCAAAACTTTAGTATATGAGGATCCCATACAAAAAAATGCTGGATTAGATATCTATGAAAATCCTATTGAGGATCATAATTATCTAATTACGGTTGATGTTGCTCGTGGACTTGGTAATGACTATTCGGCATTTATTGTTTTTGATATTACAGAATTTCCTTATAAAGTAGTTGCAAAATATAGGAATAATGAAATCAAACCAATGTTATTTCCCAATATCATATTTGATGTAGCAAAAGGTTATAATCAATCTTGGTTATTGATTGAAGTAAATGATATTGGAGAACAAGTTGCGAGTATTCTTCAATATGATTTAGAATATGAAAATATTTTAATGGCCACTATGAGAGGTAGGAATGGACAGATAGTAGGAACGGGATTTTCTGGTAAAAAAACTCAACTTGGAGTTCGCACAACTTCTGCAGTCAAAAAATTGGGATGTTCAAATCTCAAAACTCTTATAGAAGAAGATAAATTATTTACTCCCGATTATGAAATTATATCTGAATTAACAACTTTTTCACAGAAAGCAAATTCTTTTGAAGCAGAAGAAGGTTGTAATGATGATTTAGCAATGTGTCTTGTAATATTCTCCTGGTTAGTAGCACAAGAATATTTTAAAGAGATGACCGAGAATGATGTGAGAAAAAGAATATATGAAGAGCAGAAAAATCAGATTGATCAAGACATGGCACCATTCGGATTTATTGAGGATGGAATTAATAGTGAAACAACTTTTATAGATGATTCTGGAGATAGATGGTATGCAGATGAATATGGTGATCGTTCATATATGTGGGACTATAGGTAATGTCCATTGATGACGAAATAGAACTGGAGCATTTATTATTTTTTGATCGTAAATGTAGAACATGTGAAAAAGTTAGAAGTTTGATGGATGATTTTTATTTGACTCGAAAAGATAGAAAAACATTAGTATCATCATATTCTTATGAATGTAAAGAATGTACAATCAAAAGAGTAAGTAAAGGTAGAAAGAGTAATTTGCAATGGGAATATCCTGATTGGTGAGTATTCATGTATCGTTTCCCCATTAGAAATACCCCTTTTCCTAAATATTTTTAGGTAAATTGGATGCGAGGAAAAAGAAGATGCCACTAAATTTAGCATCTCCTGGTATTGTAGTAAGAGAAGTAGACTTAACTGTCGGTAGGGTTGACCCAACCTCCAGTGGCATTGGTGCGATTGTTGCACCTTTTGCACAAGGTCCAGTTGATCTTCCTACAGTAATTGGAAGCGAGAAAGACTTATTAGATGTCTTTGGAAAACCATACAGTACAGATAAGCACTATGAGCACTGGTTAGTTGCTTCTTCTTATCTGGCATATGGTGGGGCACTTAGTGTTGTAAGAGCAGATGATGCTGATCTTCAAAACGGTTTTGTTGGTGCTGCATCAAGTATCAAGATTAAGAGTATTGAGCACTACGAAGAATTAGGATACGATGAGAATACAATTTCTAATGTAGTTGTTGCCGCAAGAAATCCTGGTTCATGGGCAAATGGATTGAGAGTTGGAATTATTGATGCTAAGGCAGATCAAATTCTGTCATTAACTGCAGCACCTGCAGGACTTGTTGTTGGAATGGGAGTTACTCAAACAATTTCCGCAGTACTTCCTGGAGCAGGAACTACTTCGGTTCTTGATGGATATTTAAAAGGTATTGTAACTCAGGTTGATGGTTCAGATGCTTATATAAAAGTTCTTGAGCATGTCTCCGCAGCAGGAACTGTTACTGAAGTAGATTATCAACCAGCTGGTGTTTATGCATTCTCCGGAAGTGATAGTGTAGCAATTCACACTAGTGGTCAGGCAGTATCATACGCAACTACGACTGTTACCACACAAAAAGATTGGTTCGATCAACAATTACTCACATTAACTTCTACATCTACTGTTAAGTGGAATCAACTTGCAGATCGTCCAGGAACTTCTGAGTATGCAGATGCAAGAGGTTCTAGATTTGATGAAGTCCATGTTGTTGTAATTGATGGTAATGGAGATATCACTGGCAATTCCGGAACAATTCTTGAGAAAAGTCTCTCGGTATCAAAAGCAAAAGATGCTGAATTCTCTCTAGGTTCTCCTTCATACTGGAGAAAGTTCACTGCAAATAGTTCACAATATATCTTTGCCGGTTCAGCACCAGCAGGTATTGTAACCACTGGATTTGCAAGTGGTGGAACTGGATTCGATCGTGAGTCTGATGTTGGTTGGGATCAAAATGCAGAAGGCATAACATTTGGAGCAATTGGTAATTCTAATAACACATTAGGTGATGGTTGGAATTATGATGGAGGAGGTAACGTAGAAGATGTTGGTGCATTAAGTCCAGGTTTAAATGGATTAGTTAGTGGTTACAAATTATTTGAGAATACTGAAAAGTATAATGCAGATTTCATTCTTATGGGATCTGCAGGATATGCTAAGGAAGATGCACAAGCACTAGCAAATAAGTGTATTGCAGTGGCCGAAGCAAGGAAGGATGCAGTTGCATTCATCTCACCATATAGAGGTGCGGCAATTACTGATACATCTGATGATAGAGCAGTGAATATCAATTTAGATGAAACAATTACTGATAATGTAATTAGTTTCTATGCTCCCATCACTTCGACAACTTATGGAATCTTTGATAGTGGTTATAAGTATATGTTTGATAGGTTTGCAAATACCTTCAGATATGTTCCACTAAACGGAGACATTGCTGGACTTTGTGTCAGAAATGATGCAAACAACTTCCCATGGTTCTCACCAGCAGGAACAAGCCGTGGTGGAATTCTAAATGCAGTTAAACTTGCATATACTCCATCCAAAGCACAGAGAGATAGATTGTATTCTAATAGAGTCAATCCAGTAATCTTCTCACCTGGTGCCGGTATTGTTCTCTTTGGAGATAAGACTGGATTTGGTAAGTCATCGGCATTTGATCGTATTAACGTCCGTCGTTTGTTCATCTATCTTGAGGACGCAATCTCTGCTGCCGCAAAAGATCAACTCTTCGAATTCAATGATGAAATCACAAGAACTAACTTTGTGAACATTGTCGAACCATTCCTTCGTGATGTTCAGGCAAAGAGAGGTATCTTTGAGTTTGTAGTTATTTGTGATGAGACAAATAACACTGCTGCCATTATAGATAATAATGAGTTTGTAGCAGACATCTTTATCAAACCCGCAAGATCAATCAACTTCATCGGTCTTACGTTTGTTGCCACCAGATCTGGTGTTTCCTTTGATGAAGTAATCGGTAACGTTTAATTTAGAGGTTTAAGAAACAATGTCTAACAATAATGTAAATCCTTTACCACTAAGGACTATTACTGATTTTAAAAGTAAATTAAAGGGTGGTGGTGCAAGACCCAATCTATTCGAAGTGGAACTAGCCTTCCCTAAGACTGTTGGTGTTAAGGGTGAAAGTGAAGTTCTTGACAATGCTAGATTTTTAGTAAAAGCAGCAGCTCTGCCCGCATCTACAGTTGCACCTATTGATATTCCTTTTAGAGGAAGAATCTTGAAAATTGCAGGTGATAGAACATTTGAAACATGGACTATTACTGTATTGAATGATACTTCATTCAATATCAGATCTGCATTTGAGAAGTGGATGAACTATATTAATAAATTGGATAACGCAACTGGTGAAACAGATCCTGTAAAATATCAAGCAGATGCTAAAGTTCATCAATTAGATCGCACAGGGGTAGTCCTTAGAAAATATATTTTCAAGGATGTTTTTCCAACTAACATCTCCACAATTGATTTAAGTTATGAAACGACTGATACTATTCAGGAGTTTACTGTAGAAATGCAAGTCCATTATTGGGAAGCATATAGAGGATCATCTTCTCATGCAGGT